GAATGCCAAGACGGTCGGCCCACTCTGCATTAGTGCTAACTGCGACATCTCGTAAATGTTCAAGGGTCTTCTCCAGTCCAGCGTTCTTGCTGGTCATCAGCGGGTTGTCCATAATTCCCGTGAGGGATACACCAAGCAGACGCTCTTCCTCTGTGTTCTTCTTCCAGACCTTACGCAGGTATGGGAAGTCAGTGTACTTGGACTGGATGGTGCCAAGGATTGTAGCAATCCGTACCTTGTTCTTCAGGGTGTCGATGGTGTCAGTAGCCCGTACTACAACCTCGGTCAGGTTGCAGAACTGGTACGGGCGCAGGATGATCTCTGAGCAGGGGTTAGTACCAAATTCCCACTCTGGGTCTCGGCGACCGTTCTTGGCTGCTTGGTTCTTGGAAGCCTGCCGGTTGAAGATACCACGCTCGCCGGACTTGGACTCGATGAGGGACTGCCACTCTTTCATAAAGAGTTCTACGTCTGGCTTCTCGGTGTAGGCCACAGAGTTATTAGCCAAGGCACGTTGGCCCTCATTTTCCCACCACTGGCCCGACTTGGCGTTCCGCATGCGGTCGTCAGACAGGTTAGATAGGCTGATCATAGCAGAGCGACGGACGCCACCTACCACCACGACTTGGCCAATCTTACACATCAGGTCGTGACACTCAAGCGAGTTCAGCTTCCGGCCAGCAGCCTTCTTGAAGGTAGCCACAGCGAAGTTGAACAGGTCCACCAGAGGTGCAGGACCACTGGCACGGCCACCGAAGGTCTTCAGGCGTGCGCCAGAGGGACGCACTTTAGAGACATCCCACTTAGGGATTTCTCCAGCCCACAAGAGAGATAGCACTTGACGGAACGCCTTGGCCCAACCCTCTTTGCTGTCCTTGACCACAACCGTAGTCTCAGAGTCAAACAGGCTCTCTGGCACCTCTGGCAGCTTGGAGATGTACTGACGCTCCACAGAGAAGCCTACACCCGTGCCACAGAGCAGGATGAACATAGCCTCATCAAAGCTCTTAGGGTCGTCTACAGGGAGATAGCTACAGTTATAGCCGGAGGTGTTGTCCCGTGTTAAAGCAGGTCCAGCCGTCATCATGGCCCGCATAGACGGCATGACTTCAAGGTTCAGGATAGCCTCTTCGATCTCGAAGGACTCAGGGCCACTGATCTTGACCACGTTTTCCATGTAACGTGAGACAGTCTCAGACCATGTTTCTCGACGGCCTTCGTTTTCGAGCCAACGAGCATATCGGGACTTAGCAATGAACTGCTGATAAGGTGTCGGTAGGTGGTTATCCATTGAACAGGGCTTTCTTGTTTACGTTTGGGAGAGCTTAGACTACTTACTAAAGTTAGTCAAACAGGTCATCCAGTTTTGGCGGTTGGTAGTTAGGGCCTTTGAGTACCTTGCCGTCTTCTCGCTTTAGTGGCTTACCGTCCAGCAGCTTGCTCATGTTGGAAGCATGCACACGGTTAAACACAACATCTAGTGGCAACCCAAAGGTTACGGCTGCACCGTACACTACATAAAGTAGGTCTGCAAGTTCTTTTGTCAAGGCAGCTTTGTCTAGCTCATCTGCCTCAAACTCTGCTATGACCTCCTCGGCCTCTTCCGAGATCAACTCTGCCCTCAGCTTTAGGAGAGAGGGGGTAGGGTCTACACCTACTGGCTGCTCCATTGCCCGAGTGAAGGTTCTTACTTTGTCGCTCTTAGTTATCGGCGGCATCATTCTTCTTCTTCTCCTGCTCCAAAGAGGGATACCATACCCATAACTACGCCAAGCATCAAGTTCATAATACCGAGAGTCAGCCCTAAAACCACTCCTGTACCTACAATGATGAAGGGAGCCATCAAGCCCACCAGCATCGCCATGTTAATCATCTGGTCCATCTTGGTTCCTGTATTGCTCAAGGTCAATGAAGCGAAGCTCTTCTAGAACCTCTAGGGCTTCGACAATGGTGATGCCGTTATCGGCTAGTATCCTTTGCAGGCCGTAGTCCGATAGTACCTTACTAATGTATCGTTTGTCCATCTATTCCAGCCATTTCTAACAATGCCTGTTTCCATTCTTCATCAAGAATATGGATCGAGAGATACAGGCCCATTTCAACATCTAATTGAGCTTGTGGCGAATTAACATAGTCTACGCACTGAGCATAGCTGCCAGACCAGAGTTCGACCCATCCGCCCATTGACTCTTCGTCCATCTGGCCGAACACAAAGTAAGTCTCTACTTCTTCTGACATAGCTCTAAATAATGCTCCATGCTAATAACCGCCAACCAAGGCTTCCGGTCCCCTCTGAGGAACACTACAGGCTCGTACTTGTGGTCCTGCTTTGCCTGTTCCATGTAGTTGTAGAGGGTGGCGAAGTCTTTCCTCCGCTTTACCTCTATCGAGACCGGAAGCCTCTTTCGGGCTTGCGGGGAGAGTTGTATGTCCTCCCCGTTTTGTCCCATCGCTGTAGACCTGACATCATCAGGCTTCAGATGGGGAAAGGCTTTTAGGATAGCGTCTCGGACTTCTTGTTGCCCTAAACGTCCCTTCGCCTTGGAAGACCTAGTGTTAGCCATCGGGTGGTTCCCATAGTTCATCTGGCTCTCTCCTAAGCCAGAGAAGCCTTCCGTTCTCTACTACACGGTCTGCATCGCCATCATAGGCTTTGACACACCGCTCATAGAGGTCTTTCTCTGTCGAGCATCCTTCAAGCATCTGACCGGCCTTTAGGGGGCCTACGCCATCAATGCCCATGATATTGTCGGCATTGTCGCCCATCAGGATTTGACTATAGAAGAAACGTAGGCCGTCAAACTCTTCGACAAACTTCCACTGGCGCTTTACGAAGTTGTAGTGCCAGCAGTGCAGTTGGTGCATGTCTTTGTCGATGGATGCTACACAAGAGGTGGGGCCTTCCTGTGTTGCAGCCTTAGAGATCAGGTCGTCTGCTTCTTCTCCTTCGGATACGATGGCACCCCATTCTTCCTCTAGGTGGAGACGGAGTTCTGGGAGGTAGACTGGTTTAGGCTTGCCAGACCGATTGGCCTTGTAGGGAGCAGCCTTGGCGACATCGTACCGGAAGTTGCCCCGACCCGTGAGGAAGGTTTGGTAGTCCTCTGGGCCGGGGAAGTCTAGGGTTTCATGCAGGATATGCTCCATCATCCCATCGACGTTTGCTTTGGCTTCATCGAGAGACAGACCCTTAGAGTCTGCCCCTGCTGCCATGCGATATACCACAATATCGCCGTCGATGAAAGTCTTGGTAACGGAGTACACTAACCCTGCCAGTCATCAGAGGAGTGGGTGCCATTATTAGATGAGATTTCTTCGATGTACGAGAAACCAATCATGTTCATGGCTGACACCCAGAACGTGAGATAGTCAGTGACATACTCTCCTACGTTCTTTTCCTCTAGGGTAAAGACCTTATCAGCACCATCGTCTTCTAAGGTCTGTGTGAAGGTAACTTTAATATCCACTAGAAGTTGTCCGCTTGCGTCTCATAGGGTTCATGCTCAAGCACGGCAACCTTTTCAAGAGTGTCGATAATAGCACGGCCTTCGTAGACCTTTACCAGCACCTTAACTCGGGAGCCGTTACCGACTGCGCCATCTTCAGTGAAGGACCACTCTGACTTGCTGTCAGGATCAGCAGTGCGGTTAAGCACCTTTGGTGGCCCCATGTCTACACCCTTGCTGCCGTCTTCGTTTGGCAGGTTGGGGTTCCACACAGGCCGCTTGAGCTTGACGAACTTGCCTGTGCCGTAGTTAGGGTTACCCTCTTTGATGGTGGCGTAGTTGCCTTTCTTCTCGGGGAAGCCTTGGTTGATGAACTCTTCCATGTTGTCTGGATAGAAGTTCATATTGAATTGGCCTCGGGTATTTTCATGGAAGTCCATGTTGTCATCGAAGTTGTCCGCAAAGATGCGAGCATACTCGACAGTGCCTTCAGCGATTACGTTACGGGTCATAGCCATATCGGGTCTCCTTTTTTGGCTTACACTTATATATAGCTACTAAATGCAGCTAAACCGGAAGTGTTTTAGTGGATTTCTGCGTAGTTTGTACCGAACTGAGCATCAATACCGAGTGGTACATTCAGCTTCAGCCGGTCGTTTAGTTTAGTGATAGCCGTCTCCATCGTTTGTTTTGTTGCGTCCTCGGCTCCTTTTCCCACGAGGGCGATGATCTCGTCATGGAACTGCCCTATAGTCAGCACACCGTTAGCACGGCACAGTGCAACCCAACTATCGAAACAAAAGACGCCGGTGGACTGGTTCAAGGTGCTGAAGCGGTCCTTGTCACTACGGAGGCTGTGGTAAAAGCCACTGACAGGGTTCTTGATCCAAGTGCCGCCTTGGCTATTTCCCCTAGGGGAGAGGTCCTCAGCAACCTTCTGCACCGCCCAGTTGCGATCCCAGAACGCAGTCAGCAGCTTCTTAGCCTCTTTGACCGAAAGACCTGTTGTGCGACTGAGCTTCATGGCTCCTACACCATAAGTAGCAGAGTAGTTGACCACCTTGTAGTTCTTACGCAGAGCCTTGAGGGATACCTCACCTGAGTTGTGCTTGTCGATGTCCTCTTGCGTGATGGCACCGGCATGCTTCGCCAAGTCAAGGTGAGGATCAAAGCCTTCCTTGCTCATCTCTGCTACATACTCAGGGTCCAAGGGCTGCATGTAGTGCCGCTTGGTGGTATCCTCAAGGCTGGTCATATCAGCACCACACAGGATGTAGCCCTCTGGTGCAGTCAGACAACCTCTGATCTCTGCGCCCCACGGCTTGTCTACACCGGGAAGATTGACCAATGGCTTGTAGTGCCGGAACCGTAGGGTGTTGGTGAAGCCTGCAATCTCAGCCTTAAGCCAGCCGTCCCTATGACACTCAAGGAAGCCCTTGAAGATACCGAGCCGGTGGTTGATCACAGACAGACCGTCCAGCAGGGCTACAGTAGGGTGCTTGTCGATCAGCAGCTTGACACTCTCACAAAGCTCAGAGCCGTCTCGTACCTGCTCAATAGACCGCTCAGAGCCATCAGGACTGCGGACATACTTGAAGGTAGCCGGTTCCCAGCCCAGACCCCGGAGCCATTCCTTGACCTGCTCATTGGAGTTAGGGTTGGCCCTCTCTTCGCCTTCCTTAACCTGAATAGGGCCTACTGTGTCCCGGTGGTGGCCACCAGCCTCAAGCAGAGCATACCACCGCTGTCCATAGACAGTAAGGCTACCATCGGCCTTGGTCAGGCGTGCAGGCTTGTTGACCTTCTTGAAGATTTCCTGACGAGGCATGACATCGGCAAGCTGCTCAATCTTCTCTGCCTTCAGCTTCATAAGCTCGTCATAGTGACGTTGAGCTTTTGCTACATCCAGCTTCCAGCCAAGGGCCTCTTGCTCTCTGGCACAGTCCATTTTGAACGAGAGGTACTGCACGAAGCGGTCCCGCTCTTGCTCATCCTTATAGAGCCACTGTAGCTGCTGCTGTAGCTCTTTGTAGAGACGAGTATTGATCTTCACGTCTTCCTCACACCGATGACGGTACTCTTCCGGGGTGAGGTTGTTCCAGTCTGCGATCTTGGGCTTAGGTACACCGAAGTCTTCGCCGTAGCCCTCAAGGCCATGACGGGGGCGATCATAGTTAAGATACCAAGACAGAGCCAGCGTATCCACCAGCTTTGCCTTGACCTTGATACCGAGCAGCTTTTCCACTGCGGGGATGTCGAACCGGATGATGTTGTGACCCACCAAGGTCTCAGTCTCGGTGAAGAACTTACGCATGCGGTCGTAGTCATGCGTCCAGTTCAACTCACCTTTGTCCATCCAGCAGAGGACGTGGATTTTGGTAGCCTCTTCAAGTAGGCCATCCGTTTCAATGTCGAATACTGTCATCTTTAACTCCTTCGTAAACTTTCTTTAGGGCCTCTTGATCCGCTAAAATAAAGGGAAGGCTCAACGTCTTTTTCCTGAGAGGATTGTCTGGATGGAGGGCTGAGAACAGAGTGGCGGCTTTCATAGCCCCAAGGTTCATGGATGAAACCAAGAAATTATAAAGGTCTATGTTTACATCATAGAGTTTTTCTAGCGTATCCTCTACAATATGTTGGTTTTCTTCTAACCATATTTGAGCCTCTGTATCAAGCTGTTTTGTTTTACTTACCGCCTCCTTGATAAGTCCACCATCGGTCTTAAAAGAGACATCGTGTGCTTTCCCATGACAATCTGTGCAAAGGGTAATAAGGTTGGCTTCTGTGTCTGGTCCTCCCCTAGAACGAGGAACAATATGATGCCGGTGTAACTCAACATTGGTGGCGTCACAGGCTTGGCAATTGCCTTCCATCACGCAAGCTCCTTCAGGATAAACGTCTTAGCATTAAACCGCAGTCTACCAGACGGACCCACCTCAGCGCAAGGCCTATTCTTCTCTACAGACAAATAGGTGGTGTTACGGTCGTCCTCACTCTCGGCCTCTTTGTCCCGGTGAAGGTTGATGATCACAGAGGCACGTTGAGCGATCATCTTACAATACTTAGGATCACCGTTGTCGTTGGTGTGGGCAATGGTGACGATGCCCACGTTAAGCTCTGCTGCCAGCTTGGACAGACGGACGGACAGGTCAGCAAGGATTTGCTCTTTGCCGTCCTCAGTCAGTCCAGCTACCACGTCTTGGATAGGCTCAAAGAAGATGTACTTACAGCCGCAAGCCTCTCGGAAGAACCTGATCTGCTCGATAAGCTCATCAGCACCTTGACCATCAGGAAGGTAGAACTGATAGAAGTTCTCGTCTTTGGTCAGGTCTACGATAGCCTCTTCGACTAGGGGGGCTGTATCGTCGTCAATCAGGTCTCTGCGGGTGACGTTGCCTCCCATATGGTACGACACCAGCCCGAGCAGGCTACGGAGCTTAGTTTCCTCAAGGTGCCAAGTGGCAAACGGAACCTTCTGCTGCAACAGATTGTATTCAAGGTAGCGCATGACCTCGGTCTTTCCTACGCCGGTAGGTGCCTTGATCACAGTGAAGTGGCCCTGCATCAGCCCCATGATCTTGTCGTCAAGGGCTTGGATGCCGGTGGGTACATACTGGTGTTCAGGGGTATCCCGGTACAGGCTGAGGAACTGGTCACTGGTGTTCAGGATGTTCTCGGGTACGAACTTCTTAGCCCCATACCATGCGTTCTTGAATGCACCGGCCTGCCCCGATTGCAGGAACTCGTTGGCGTCCTTGTACTTGTCGTGAGGTACACGGTACACCTTGTTAGGGAAGAGGTTGGCCATCTTAGCAGCAATGGCATTGCCAGCATCATCGGTGTCCACTGACAGGATGATCTTCTCAAAGCTGTCAAGCCACGCTTTACACTTCTCCCATAGGGCCTTTGACGGGGTAGCCGAAGGCAGGGACACTACAGGGTTAGTGTAGTTGCCCTTGAGCATCTGATAGGCAGACATAGCGTCTAGCTCGCCCTCAGTCACGGTAACGTAACGTGCAGAGCCAGCATTCCAGAGGTTCATGCCGAACAGCTCATCTGAACGAAGGCCATCCTGCGAGAACGACTTGGGCCAGTACCTGATCTTTTTCCCACCGGAGGGGTAGACGTATTCCTGTGCTACAGGACCATCAGCATCCGACTTAGTGCGGACCCCGTAGAACTCCATAGTGGCAGCAGTGATACCACGCATAGGGATGAAGCCACTGTTGTTGGTGAAATTGGTAGGGGGGCGTATATCCTTGGGGATGTAGTTCATAGTATTTTCTCTCGGCTTTAATGGGTACTTATTCAGGGTCTCTTGGTCATACTTAACACCCTTAGCGGGATAAGGGTTGTCACAGCTATGACACTTCCCAACCATCTTCTCTGTGTTGTAGCAGAAAGCATCAGAACTGCTGCACTCAGGGTGAGGACAAGGCTGATGAGGCATCTCAGGCATCACTAGGCTCCTACAAAAACCCGGTTGAATTGATTGTTCACCTTAACAAAGGTGGCACACTTAGGCAAGTCCTTTAGTTGCCTTGCTCCTACATAGGTACAGGCAGACCGTACACCACCAAGGATTTCCTGTATGGTGTCCTTCACTCGGCCTCGGTAAGGGATGCTAACAGACCGGCCCTCAGAGGCCCTGTAGTCCTTGAGGCCACCGGCATGCTTGTCGTTTGCTACAGTGGAACTCATGCCGTAGAAGTGGACCTTACCGTCTTCGGAGACAGTGCCACCGCCTTCGTCATGGCCAGCAAGCATACCACCCAACATCACAAAGTCAGCACCGGCAGCAAAGGCTTTGACTACATCACCGGGACTGGTGCAGCCACCATCAGCAACGATATGACCACCAAGACCGTGAGCAGCATCCCCACACTCTACAACAGCAGATAGTTGAGGGTAGCCTACACCAGTAACAATTCGTGTAGTACAAACACTACCGGGGCCAATACCTACCTTAACAACATCAGCACCATTCAAGATAAGCTCTTGTGTCTGGTCTGCTGTTACTACGTTACCAGCAATAATGATGTTCTTGTTCTTACAGAAGTCTCGGACTTTTCTTACGAATTGTACGAACTTCTCCATGTAGCCGTTGGGAGTATCAATGCAGATAATTGGATACTCTCGGTGTAGTAGCTTGATCTTCTCGAAATCTTCGTCCTGCATTCCCACGGTAAGGGCTACACCCTCATTGCTACAAAGAGCCTGATCAGGGAAGTCAGTCAATGCTTCTACTGAGTAGGTCTTGTTCAACGCCGTCATCATACCTTGTTTGTCCAAGGCTACAGCCATCTCGAAGGTGCCTACACCATCCATGTTAGCAGCGATGATCGGTATGGTATCAAGTCGCAGCTCTGTATGAGGGAACTTGAAGGTTCTAAACAACGCTACTTGTTTCCTTGACTCTAGTGTAGACCGCTTAGGTCGTAGCAGTACATCAGAGTAGTCTAATTTAGTATCTTGTTCTAAGATCACTGTTGGCTCCTGCAACTCTGTAGTATGTTATAGCCACTAATTCGACAAGCACCGGAAGTGCTAATTTAGCTTGGCTAACTTTTTCTGGATAGTGTGTTCTCTAAGCCTCACATTCCGCTCTGACATATTCAGAGCTTTGGCTACCTCAACTTGTGTAAACTCTTCAGGTCCAAACCTCATTTGGAATATCTTAAAGTCTGTCTCTGATAGTCTTTCCTTCATCAGGTTCTCAATCTGTATGAGCCAGATGTAGTTCTCAGTCTCGCCTTGGTAGGCTACTTCGTCCCCTTCTATGATCGTTGTAGAAGCCTCCAGAGCGGTCTTTAGGCTGTTGTAGGTAGTGGAGGTCATATGCTCAGTTGCAGGGGCCTCAGCGCCGCTCCTGATGGCCCTAGCGTTGATCCTAGTTTCAGAAGAGGGGGGTATAGTCAGGGGACCTTGGCGAAGCGAGATAAAATCCCGCATTCGCTTCCGGGCTTCCCATTCTAAAGTAGGGGGGTGGGTATTACCCCGGGCCTCACTTTCGAGGAGGGCTACCACCCCCTCTTGAATGAGATCGGGGGCTATATCTGGGCGCCTGAAACTTTTTGCCAGACGACGACACAGACTTAGTTTTTCTGCTGCGTTCATGGAATGCTCCGAACCTTGTAAAAGTCGTCTACATAATCGCAGAGGTCACTGGCATACATCTGTATGCGACCTGCTGCATCTGAGCTTGGGTGGGTTCTACTCTTGCAGTCATCAAGCATCGCCATAGCGTCGTCAATGATGTCCTTCAGTACATGTTCAATGTCGTCCACGATATTTTCCTTTCTTGATCGAGTTGATGATAGTGAAGCTACTCATTTTCCCACGGTGGGTCAAGCCTCATTTTCCCACGGCGGGGTCATTTTCCCACGGGACCCCCGACCCCTCATTTTCCCACGGTGGGGTCATTTTCCCACGGTGGGGGTCACATTTAGTTCAAATACCTAAAGTATTTGTCTAAAAGTTAGTACAAATTCGATACACTTTTTGAGTGCAACCAAATTTAGCTAAAATACTTTAGGTTTTGAGCGCATGAGTATTTGAGTAAAATACCTAAAGTATTTAGTACAGATTTAATACAGTTTTGATTGGCCCGCAATTATACCATAAAACCCCCCGTTATGTCAACACACAATTTTGCATAGCAGGTATTCCGAAATTAGATATGTCCTGAGCGCATAGGTTAGCTATGCGTCTGGTGCATGTCAAGCAAAAAATGTTTAGCTAAGTTTATCTCAAATTTAATACGCTTATTAAGACAAGTTTGACTAAATCTTTAGCCATATCTTGAGACTAATTTAGCTCAAACTTTAGCTATACTTCGAGATTAGTTTATCTCAAATTGTCTACACTTTTGGTGTGCTGGCATTCGAGCTTCCTATCTTAGATAGAAAATAAAAATCGCCCAGGTTTAGTTTCTTCGTCTATGGCACCCCCTTATCTGCCCTGCCACCACCTTCCGGCTTCATCAAATTGTGATTAAGATATAGCACGCTGAATAAAACCTGTCAACGGCTTTTCTGCATGGCAGGCATGCAATCTTTGCAATGGTCAATCTGTCTGCCTCGTGTACATTAACAATCATTAAACACGCAAACACAAGGACGGCAGACAATGACAGACAAGCAATTAGAAGCAATCGAACAGCGCTTCGAAGTGGCTCATGCAGCAGTAGAAGCAAACAACACACTCACAAACCGCATGCGGTTTGAGCGTATATCTAAAGAGTATCACGCCGCATTGCGTGCAGCCTTCCCCGGTTGATAACCCATTGCGCACCTACTCGGTGCGCTTCTATAAATCGGCGTTCTTTTCGTCTCTCTCCATAGGCGAAACTAGGCGTCGGTTTATACAAGCGCATTCGCTTGGAACACTAGAGAAAGGTTTATTAAAATGAATAGCAACATCGAGACAGCAATCGCTTCAATTCAACAGCTTGGTAAAGAGCTTGCCACGCAACGCAAAGCAAAGCCTAAGATTAAACCCGGCTTTCTAACTGTCTCTCAATATGTACAGCTTGAGGGCTTAAGCCTTAGCGTTGGTGACCGTATTCTTCTCGGTAAAATGCTGAATGCTTACGCCCGTGATTACGGTTACACGGTTATCAAGCGACCCAATAATTCGGCGGTTTACCCGATAAACCTGTTGCGTGCTGCAATGCGGGGTTTGAGCTAATGGCGGCTCTGGCTCTATTCTTTGCGCCATTGGTTATCTCTTTGGCGCAACCATCCCTAAACTGTGCAACGCACGCACCGGGGTTTTATGTGCTTGGCATTGCATCAAAACAATGGTTTGCGACCTATGAGCAAGCCGCCCTAAATGCTAACGCCCATTCAGTGCTTTGGTACTGTTCGGGTGATCCATTGGAGTAATGAGACAATGACTGTTCATAAATGGCGGGGAAAGCTGCTTGCTTGTGGCGGGGATGCCAAAACCGTCAAAGGTCAAAAGCTAGGCCTAGATAAAACCTATGTCACCGGCATAATGTATCTTGCGCCGCACAAGCTTAGCGGTGCCAATGTTTGCCCTATGGCAGAGCAAGCCGGGTGCGTTGACGGGTGCCTCAATTCGGCAGGCATGGGTAAATTCAGCAACGTGCAGAAAGCACGCATTGCCAAAACCGCTTGGTTCAATCTCGATCCTGTCGGCTTTGTCGATGCTCTCAAGCGTGATATTGACCGCTTTGCAGCATGGGCAATTCGCAAGGGATTAACGCCAACAATCAGGTTAAACGGGACAAGCGATATTCGTTTTGAGCGTTACGGCGTGCCGCAAGCGTTCCCGGAATTGCAGTTTTACGATTACACCAAACTTCACAACC